CGGGCACTTTCCAATTCCAATAGTGATAAATTTGGGGATCAACGGAGAGGGTCAAAGCGCCCACGCCTTCGATGGAGCGGAGGTCTTGCTTGGCGTGGTCGGCGGCGATGGCGTGCTGGCGGGCGTCGGCCTGCACGGCGCGCTCGTTCCACTGCTCGAAGAGTTCGCTTTTTGCTCCTTCGGCGAGGTCGCCGGGGAGGTCGCTGAGGGCTTCTTTGAGGATTTCCATTGTCAAAAAGGGGAGCCCGGTTGCCGGTGGCCTGTCCCGAGACGAGGGGCCACCGGCAAGGGCTGGGGGGCGGAATTAGGTCGTTGCGGCAAATTTGCCGAGAACCTGCGGGTTGCTGACCGCTACGCCAAAGATGGCGTCGCAGAAGCCACGGCGTCCACCGCCACGGTCTTCAAGCTCTTCCATTCTTGGTTTGCGATTGAACCCGATGGACACGAGGTCCATGTCGAGCACATAGCCGCGAGCGGCTGAAACGGCGGCTGCCGCGCCATGAGCGAGGTAGGTCGAAACATGCAATGAGAGAACGCCAAAGTCGCCTTCGTAGATGTCGATCGTGTTCACGATCTTCTTGTCTTCCACATTGCTGTTGAAGGTGCGGATCGTGGACATGACGCTTGAGCTACCAGTCTGCGTGCGGATGAAGTTCGTGAACGCACGCTTGAGGCTGGTGCCGCAAACGAGGTCGTAGTTGCGACGAGCGCGGCGGACCTTGAACATCGACTCCAACACATCAATGACATTGCTCTCGGTGAGAGAAGCAGTAGCGGTGGTGTTGATCGACGCGGCGGGGGTCAAGTAGTCAGCATGAACAGCGGTGGCTGCGTCGGCCTGCGCGGACGAGCTTATCCAACTACCAATGCCACGGGTTTTATAGGGGGTGCTTGGGCCAGTTTGAGCTTGGCTATCGTTGTCCGAGCCCATGATGGCTTCGATGTCCACCTTGAGTTCGACAAGGGCTTTAGCGGCGGCCTTGTTGAAGGCTTGCTTTTTGCCAACTCCTGCCAAATCAGAGACTTGTTCCACGAGATCGTCTACTTGGAAACTGCGTCTTACTTTTTGGATGCGGCCCGAGAGAAGTTGGCGATTCGCGTGCTGGTCGTCGAAGGAGGTGACATCCGCGTCAGCCATAACGCCTGCGGTTTGCGGCGAATTGTATTTATCAATCGGCCATTGGAAGAGAACATTCGTAGGCTCTTTTGATTTCTTGCAGAGCGAGAAGAGGGGCGTGTCGCCGGGTTCGATGAGGACCATCGCGTCGGACAAGTCCTCGCGTTGGCCTTTGACTGTGGTGATGGGGGTAGCTGGCATAGTGGTGGTTTTGGGGGTTTGAGTTTTTGGGTTGGGTTAGTTGAAAAGTGAGGCGACGAAATTCTCGGCGGCATCACGGTTTCCGGACTTCTTCAACACTTCGAGCGGGTCGGCTTTGGTTTTGGTTTTGGGGGCGGCGGAGGGGCTGACAACCTTGGGAGCGACGGCGGGTTTCGCGGGAGCGGCTGCGGCGGGACGGGCCTTTGCCGTAGCGGATTTTTTGGCCATGGCCTCGGCTTGCTGGAAGCGGAGGGCTTGGCCGCGAATGGCGTCGCCGATGATGAGTTCGAGATTCGGGAGCTTGGCGATGCCGGGATAAGCTTGCAGCGTGGTGAGCATCATCTTGCGGGCCGGGGAGTCGTCTTGGAAAAGCTCGGGATAAACCTGTCGCGCCTCCTGCTGGAAGGTCTCGCGCTGGGCGAGGTAGTTCCGGCGGGCGGGCTCGGCTTTGAGGATTTGGCGGGCGACTCGCAGGCGCTCTTGAAGCTCTTGCTTCGTGAACTTGCGGGTGGACCCGTCTCCCATGGGCACTTCCACTTCGCCTTCCATGTCGGCCTTGGCAATGAGGTCGGGCACATTGTCGAGGACGGTGTTGGCGGCGGCGAGGCGGCTTTCGAGGATTTCGGCGGTGGTGACATCGGCGAGGGGGTCGCTGGCGTCTTGCACCACGATGGGCTGGGCTTTTGTGAGCGCATCCCGGGCGGCGGCGAGTTCGGCTTGGAGGGTGGTGGCTTGCTCCTCGGCGCTTTTGGCGCGGGCGGTGAGCTTGTCCACACGCTTGGTGAGTTTCCTCACAGCGGCGGGTTCGGCCTCTACGGTCTCCTCGTCGGGGTCTTCGTCGTCGGTGGTGTCGTCGGTTTCCTCGGGCTCGTCGTCTGCTTCGTCGGACGGATCAGACGAGTCGGACGAATCTTCGGGGGAATCTTCGGTCTCGGTTTCTTCGGTTGGGGTGTTGTCAGGCGTCTCATCCGCGATTGCTTCCTGGTCGGCCTCGGGGGCCGCCGGAGATGTCTCATCCACGGTGGGGAGGGTGACTCCCAGCGCGTCGATGACTTCGCCGATGCTGAATGCTGATTCTGTCTGGTCCATGGTTTGTGGTGCGTCCAAGTCGCGGTGTCAGAACTGAGGTTTTATGCGGCTCCGCACGGTTTCCACGGAGTTCGCGGCGAGCAGTTCAGCCCTCGCTTGCGAAAGGAAATGCCTGCGAAATGCAGGGAGCGGAAGGGGGTGCTGGCGCAATGGGCGCTAACGGGTGCTAATGGGTGCTAACGGGGGCTAAAAAGATTTGACCACAGAGGACACAGAGAGCACGGAGAGGGGGAGGAAGAAGACAGGGACGGGATGCGCACTCCCTTTTCAGACGCCGGGTTTCCAAGGTTGCGGTCGCCCCATACGGACGCCTCCCGACCTCGATGCGGCGGGTCGAAGCCATGCTCCACTGCCGCTCATCCGTGTTATGCGTCTGCCTGTCGAAATTTGTTTTGGAAAGCCTCGGAGCGGGTGCGCTCGATTTCTTCGCGGAGGGTGCGGAGGGCTTCCAAGCCGCCTGCGCTGTGGGCGAGGAGGCCGGGGTTCTGTGCGGTTTGCGGCATGCAGGTGATCTCGGCGGCGTCTTCGATGGCGTCGTTTATTTTTGCGATGACGCTGCGGAACCAAAGTTCCTCGGGCGGCACGCACCAGGCGGCTTGCAAGTCTTCGGCGCTCATCAAAAGGGAATGTCGGGAGACTCGGGGAGCGAGGCGGAATGGGGCTCGGCGGCGGAATCCTCGCGGGGCTTCTTCTGCTCGAAGTAGAGCTTGAAATACTTTTCTCCGGTGTCGCGGCTTTCGTTCACATACGCGCTGATCCAATACTGGCGGCCCTCGATGGTGCAGGAGCCTTTGTGCGTGGGGTGCGTTTCCTTTTCCTTTTTCTTGTTGCGGCTCAGGCTGCCGTGGTTGTCGGTGCGCTTGGTGCTCATGCGAGTTTTTCCAGATCAGCGGCGCGATACCAGGCGCGGCAGCCGCGTTTGCAGATCGGGCGCAGAATGCCCGAGTCGATGAGTTTGGTGATTTGCTTTGCAGTGACGCCCAATCGGGCCATGACATCGCGGCGGCGGAGTAGTTTCATGGATGCTTTGATTTTACGGGGGGAGGTCAATAGCAGCCGCCTCCTCGGGTGCGGAGGGAGGCGGGGTCTTCGTATTCGACGCCGGAGAGCGCAATATAGCGACAAATATCAATCCAGTCTTTTGTTGCACCGCGTTTTCCGTCGCTGCCGGTCCAGGTCTTGAGGGCGTAGATGAGGTTTTGGCAACGCTCGCTGATGTAGAGCCGGGGCGAGTTGAGGGCATCGACGGGGGCTTCGTCGTTGTAGGCGAGCCAATCGTTGATGAGGGTGACGCCTTCGACGATGGCTTGGCCGCTGGTGGCGCGGAAGTCGAGGCCGATGCGCTCGCTGCATTGCTCGATCAAAGTTCGCACACCTTCATGCGTCATAGTGGGGGTGTTGCCGTAGCGGGAATCCATCCAACGCTCGGCGGGCTCGGCGGAGTCGGCTTTCTCGGCGGCTTCGATGAGGCGCTTGTAGTCCTCGAAGCCAAACCCGGCGCAGGCTTTTTGCGCGGGGCCGGGGCGTCCGTCTTGCAGCTTGCCATCGGCTTCGGCCCACGGGCCGGGGTAGCCGACGCCTTCGATGTAGTCGAGCTGGTCGGGGAACTCGCGGTAAATCCAGCACCGGCCATCGGGGGTGAATCGAATCCACAACATGGCCCAAGTTTTCCCTTCGCCGGGATCGACGAAATGGAAGACGGTTCCCGCTGCGGGAACTTTGTCGTGAGGGACGACATGCACATTCTCGCGGAACTTGGGGAACATGGAGAGCCGGGCTTTGGTGGGGACGCCGTAGGCACGCATGAGGATTCGCTCGCGGTTGCTGCCGCGCAGCTCGGTCTCCATGGCCGAGGGGTTTCCGTAAGGATTGTCGGAGGTGTGGAAATAAACGACGCGGGCTTTCTCGCGGGTGCATTGCTGGATGCGGGGAACGCTCTCGACGCCGAGGAGGTGGCCGTCGCGGTAGCGGGGCAGGAGCGGAGCGGGGCATTCCTCCAAGGTCTTCGCGCCATCGAGGTATTCTTTGACCGTCGTTGTGTAGCCTTCGACCGGCGTGAAGCCGATGCCGAGTTCGCCGTCGCGGGTGAGCAAGCGGAAGCGCAGGGCTTCGAGCCAATCGGGGGTGACAAGTTCATCGGCCCACACGAAATTCAACTCCGCGCCTTCGATGGAGGTGACATCCATCGAATAGAACTTGAACCAGCATTGGGAGCCATTCGGCAGGACGAAGGAGTTTTCGGTGAAGCCGCCTTTCTGCGAGTAGGTGATGTTGGCGACTGCGCCTTTTTTGAGTTTGCCGCTGGCGCTGGGTTTCCATTCTTTGGGGAGGTATTCCCACAAATAGGGCTGCTGGTTTTGAATGCTGGCGGCTTCGGTGGATTGGAGGCACCAGACTTTCGCGCCGGGCTTCTCGACGAGGTGCTGCATGGCGCGGCGGGCGAAGTAGCGGGACTTGCCGGAGCGGTTGCCGCCGAGGATTAGCAGCTCGGTGACGCCTTTGGGGAATTTCTCGCGGAGGCTTTCGTAGGCGGAATCGGCTCGCTGCCAGGCGGGGTTCAGCCAGCCGTAGCGCCACGGGTCTTCGACCATGCGGGCGATCTGCTCCTCGCGCTCGCGGTGGATGGCGAGAAGTTGGGCCTCGGTGGCGGCGAGCTTTTGGCCTCGGTAGCGGACGACGAAACTGCCATCGGCGCGGCGGCCTTCGACTTCGATGGGGGGGATGACGGGGTTGGGGGTTTGGGGGATCATTTGACCACAGAGGACACAGAGGGCACAGAGGAGGTCGGGACTTCTTTGAATAAAACTTCAAACAAAACCCTATCCTTGTTCAGATAATACAAGGTTTTCGTGTCATAGTTCCAAAGGAGTTGCTTTGCTTTAGGGATGTGCAAATTTTTAAAAAACAACTCTCCAACTTGTAGTAATTGCAACTTTAGAGGTGGAGCACTTTCACGACCAATATTTACTTCCCCATCAAAATGTGGATTTTGTTTCATATACGAGCAGGCTTTAGTTCGTTTTCATGCAGGCTTAACCAAGTGATGGCTTTTCCCGAGTCGCCGACATCTTCGGGGGTGATGCAGAGGTCGGAGATGATGCCGTGGTCTTGCAGGAGATTGAGGGCGTGGTCGGGATCGAAGCGGTGGGCGGTGAGGTAGTCGCGGAGGGAGTTCATTCGGAAACGGCGGCGGCGATGCGGGCGAGCCAGTGGGTGGCTTGCGGCTTGGGTTTGGGCTTGGGTTTGTGGGTTTTCTTGACTTTGGCTGGTCGCCAGGGGAACGGGCCGGGCCGCAGGGTCTCGGAGGTGTTGAACCGGTGGCCGTTCTCGCACAGGCGGCGGCGCACAAATTCCTCTCCTACCGGGCGGCAAGAAAGAACCCGCGTATCGGCTTGGCAGATGGGGCAGGTCATATTGCCATAGCTTTCAAAATTTCGTCGCGCTGAATGAGGGCGCGGAAGGCGATTTCGTGAGCCTCTTTGATTTTCTTTTCGGCGGCTTGAGCCTCTTGACGCATGATGGCGCGGAGTCCCTTCACCACCGCAGAGAGTTCGGCCACTCGCTCCCGCGCCTCGTCGCGCTCCATGAGTAGCCGCGTCTGATCTTTGTGAAATTCCTCAGCTAGCTTCCGCGCCTGGTCGCGCTCGCGTTCCAACTTGTCAAATCGTTCATACCAACGATCCGTAACGCGCTCTAAATTTTGAGAGAAAGACAGCGAATCAATAAATCCGTCAGGATGATTTCTCTCAATCCAGCGGTGGATAGTTGAAAGCTCCCTCTCCGTGTTCTCTGTGTCCTCTGTGGTCAATTTCATGGATGGGGCTCGGGGGGATAGTCTTGGAAATGCCCGGCTTTAACGACGAGGCGGCGGGCGTTTTCTACCGCGTCAAAGAAGATTTCCTGCTCGGTGATGTCGCGGGAGTATTCGGGGGCGCGGACATAGGTGAGGATGTCGCGCAGGCTGGCGGCTAACTCGGTGGCGAGCTTGCAACAATGCGCGACGCCGGGGTGGTCCTGCCACTCGCGGCGGCAGGCGGGACAGGCGATCAAGGGGTCGATGGATTGGCTCATAAATCAAAGAAGCGGTCGATGGGTTGTTTGCCGAGGTGGAGGCGCTGGATTTCGGCTTCGATCTCGGCGAGGACGGCCCATTGCTCGCGGGTGTAGGTGCCGCGAAATGGGAAGTCGCATTTCAAAAATCTGCCGTTCTCGAAGGTGATGACGATGTTTCCGAGGCTGTGGTCGGAGTCGTCGGTGAGGCGGTAGGTGTGCTCGGTGAGCGTGCGGGTGGATTTGTGGTTGAGGGTCATTTGGTGGGTGCGGTGGGTGGTTCGGGGAATGGTGCCCAGTGGACGACTTGGGATTCGATGCGGTCGCCGGAGACGAATCGCCAGACTTCGCCATCGTGGAAGCCGGTCCAGACTTCGCCATCGGCGAGGTGGACGAGGACGGTGGTGTCGCTATCTGGCAGCCCGCGCTTTGCTGGCGACCAGGTGATGATGGAGTCGGTTGTTTTATTTTTCATTTCTGTCTTTCGTTCTGGTTGTTGCTGTAGAGTTTTTCGGTGACATTTCGGAAAATGGTGTGCTGGCCGATGAAGTTCAGCTTGATCTCGGGGGTGGGGCCGTTTCTTTGCTTGGCCAAGATGAGCAGGGTGTTGTGATCCATGGGCTCGTCGTCGGCGTCGCGTTTTTTGTTTTTATCCAGGCGGTGAATGAGGAGCACGGTGTCGGCGTCTTGCTCGATGCTGCCGGATTCGCGGAGGTTCGAGAGCTTGGGCTTGCTGCCTTCGTCGGCGTCGCGGTTCAGCTGGGCCAGGGCGATGATCGGGATGTTGAGTTCTTTCGCGGTGGTCTTGATGGCTTTGCTGATCTCGCTGACTTCGAGGGCGCGGCTCTCCCCTGCCCTCTTGCTGCTGCCGTGCATGAATTGGAGGTAGTCGACGACGATGAGGCCGAGGCCGTGCTGGGTCTTGGCTCGGCGGGCGCGGGAGCGGAATTGGGCGACGGTGAGGCCGGGGGTGTCGTCGAGGTAGAGCTTGGCCTGGGCGAGTCGCCCGGCGGCGGCTCCGACTCCGGCAAGCTGGCTGGTGCCGAAAAATCCGTGGCGGACATTTTGAAGATCGACCCCTGCCTCGGAACAGATAGCGCGGACCATGAGTTCCGTGCTGGGCATTTCGACGGAGAAGACGAGGGTGGGCACGGCGGATTGCATGGCGGCGTGGAGGGCGAATTGCATCCCGAGGGCGGATTTGCCGCAGGCGGGGCGGGCGGCGATGATGATCATTTGCCCGCCGAGGAATCCTCCGGTGGAGCGGTCGAGATCGTGGATGCCGGTGGAGAGGCCGACGGTCTGGCCTCGGTTGGCGTAGACTTTCTCGATGTGATCGACGGCGGCGAGGACGGCGGTTTTGCAATGGGAGACGGGGTTTTCCCTGGTGGATTGCTCGCGGAGGCCGTAGAGGGCGACTTCGCAGCGTTCCATGGCGTCGTCGGTGGTGAGGGCGGGGTCGTTGGCGGCTTCGGCCATGGCGAGGGCGGCTTGGCGCATGGAGCGGCGTCGCCAGATGTCGAGGACTTCGGCGGCGTAGTAGCGCCAGTTGGCCGTGACGGCGAGGTCTTGGACGAGATCGGTGAGCCCCTGATGGCCGCCGCACTCTTCGAGCTGGCCGAGTTTTTCCAACTCGGTGGTGACCAAGATGAGATCGACGGGCCGGGCCTCTTGGCGCATGGCGGCGAGGCAGGCGAGGATGAGGCGGTGGGCGGGGTGCGTGAGCTGGTCGGGGCTCACGACCTCCGACACGGCATCGGCGTGGCGGCCATCGGCGATGGCGGCTCCGAGGACGGCTCGCTCGGCGAGGAGGTTTTCGGGTAGGGAGCTTTTCATCAGGCGGCGAGGGCGGCGAGCTTGGGTGAGGCGGCGGCGGTGGCGATTTTCAAATCCGCGCCGAAGCCGAGGAGGTGGAAGACTTTGACAAAGACGGTGGGGTTCGTCTCGTAGCCGATGAGGCGGTGCTGGATGGCGTCGGACTCGGTGAGGATGGGCTGGCCATTCTCGTCGTAAATGGTCTCGTAGAGAGGTTCTTCGACGGGGCGGGCGGTGTAGATGCCGACTTGCCAGCGGAGAAAATCATTGATGCAATCGGGGTAATGGCGGGTGACGACACGGGGGCCGTCGGTGGCTTCTTGGATGGTTTCGATGTAGTTGATCATGTTGTTTTTATTTGGTTTATGCTGCGGAAAGTTCGCGTTGTTTTTCGCGGACCCAGGCTTTCATGCTATCGGGGAGAGCGGCCCAGGTGGTGAGGTTGCATTCGGGGTGTTCGGACTCGATAAGGTCGCGCCAGCCAGCGGGTTCGACGGGGGCGGCGGGCGCGGCGGTGGGGTTGTGGCCGGAGCGGGTGGCCCACTCGCCGGAGCGGGTGACTTCGGCGAGGAGGTTATTCAGAAAGGTGGATAAATCCTTGCGGCGGAACTGCGCGGCGGGGCCTTCTTTTTGGCGGTAAGCCCATTCGAGGGTGCGCCACTCGTCTTCGGTGAGGGCCGCCGCGCTTTTTTTATTTTTTTCCCAAGCTCGGAGGGAGGAAGTGTCGAGCGGTGTCGAGTCTCG